CTATTTTGCTGCTTGTGAGGCGGATTCTGACGTTGTTTCAGTGTCAGATGATGCAGAACTATTCACTACAGCGACTGTAGACGTGGGTGCTTGTAATTCGTCAGCGGCCTGATTAGCGGTCGCTTCAATCTGACTTTCCTCGTCGCTTTTAACCGTTGGTGCCGAAACTGTTTGAACGTCAGTAATAACGCCCAGCATACCAAGGATCGTTAATACAGTATTAATAACGGCGACAATGGCTGACCAGTCACCAGTAAACTTAATGCCAAACATGGCAAAGATTTGTTGAATCAAAACGATCAGTAACGAAATAATCCCAGCAATCAACTTACCATTTAAGCTTCCATCGGCATTCTTGAAGCTAATTTTTTTAATCATATTTTACCTCCTAAAGGAACTTTTCTGCAATATAAATGACTAACGTGACAAGCACGCCACTAACCAAGACGCCGATCAGCCAATTTTGAATGGTTGTCACGCGGTCAATTTGATGGCTAGCTTCGATGGACTTGGCCAGGGCCTTGTCCGCTTTGTCGCCAATATTGTCAACTTGATTCAGCTTTTCTTCGATGTTCTCAACTTTCGTTTTGGTGGCGGCCACATCCTTTTGAATATCCATTAATAACTTAGTTGTATCGTCGTATTGTGCCATTACCGCACCACCAATCTCTGGCCAGGATAGATAGTAGTGTAAATTGACTTGCCGTTCTGACTAGCTAATGTAGTCATGCTCAGGCCGTTGCGTTGTGCGATTGTCCACCAGCTGTCGCCGGACTTGACTGTGTAATACGTATGACTAACCAGCTGACCAGTAGCTCGCTTCCCGTAGGCTAGCCCGTTGGTAACACCTAGCTTGATAAAGCCATACAGGCCGTTTGAGCGAGTATAACGTGCCCATACATAGTCGTGTTCAATAATGACCGCATTGTAAGCTACACTCTCACCCTTGTAATAGGTAGCCACTTGGCTAACTTTGTCGCTATCCGTGTAACGAACAGCTAGTGTCCGGTTAGGGTAAAACACCCCTCGTTGGTCATATTTAACGGCCTTAAAGGTGGCTTTCTTAGCTGCCTGAGCCTTCTTAACATTGGTTTGGGCTTGTTTCTTGCTAGCAGTCGTATAACCTGACTTAGTGATCCCTGTTAAATCGACATTGCCGTCTAATCCTTGTGGAACACCGTTAACATAGCCAGTAATCCGATACATGCTTGTAAACTGGAAGATAGCCACGCCGTCCATTGACGGGAACCAGTTGTAATCCGGCTTAGTTCTAACCAGATAGTCCGGATATTCAGCTAACCACAGGCAAGTACCATAGGCACGTACAATGGCACTGACATTAACATGTGCACTTAGATAATCCTTTCCACCATAAAGCATTGGGGTATAGCCATACGCTTTAATTAACTTAAATTGAGCTTTAATGACATTAGTGTTGGCTGTCACGCTATTAGAAGCACCGTCCTCATAGTCTAGCGCTACAATGCTTCCCTTTGGCGTCCTAATCCGTGGCAAGTAATAGGCCATCATCGCCTTGGCATTGGTCATATTGCCACCAACACCGTCCCATAAATAGGTGTGCACCCGTTTACCAGCCTGTTGAGCTGATTTAACTTGGCTGTTATACGTGGTCTGAGGAATATTAGTACCGCCATAGAAGCCACCCGCCTGTGATAATACGAACTTATCGGTACCATAGCCGAATGTCCCACTATTACCGTTATACTTAGACCAATCAACCCCCTGTTCACGGCTAGTTGAAGCCTGGCTGTTTAGATTGACCATTAAAAAGGCCATAAAAATGGCGCCCACCGTTAAGATGAGTGCCTTTAACTTGTGTTTATTCAATTCTCTACCTCCTACATTGCGTTTGACCCTGATGATGTCTTATCTGCTGATACCTGTGCGGCCTTGTAGGCTGTAATTGCATCGGATACCTGAGTAACCTGAGCTTGGGTAATCAGTGATTTTACTAGATAATTGCCAGCGTATACAGTTGCTAAGTCCGATGGAATCAATCCGTTGTTAACACTACTAATTAATCCTTCTGTTAAAAATTCGCTTAAATCAAAACTCATAATAAAGAGCCTCCTAGTGCTACAATAGCTGCTTTTATTTTTGCGTAATCCGATTCCGTCAAAACTTCTGCTGGATTAGGGCACCAATTAGTAGCTTTGCTGCCTTTTTCCAGCTTCATATTATTAAATCTAAATAGGCCACCAGCAGTATAATCATCATTCTGTAAACTAATATATATGCCAGTAGCTCCAACAGGAACAGTAAAGGTATATGAAAATGGTGTGAATACCGACCCATCACTTACAGGTATCCCTAAATCGATAGGATCACCTAAGCTATGATAGCCACCACCAGCGCCATATTCTGACCTGAACTTTAGTTCGCCTGATGTATGACTGGCACTGCCAGATAAAGTGTAAGTTTCTCCAGGAGTTAAGCCATACAAGTTAGTAATGGACGGTTCCATAAATCGGTAGTAAATCTCAACAGTAGTACCGGTAGCAGTTACTTGCTCATAGCTACCAGTTCTACTATATTTATTCACACCACCCACAGAAGCAGAAGCTCCTGGCATCACTGTCCAACCGGTAGTTGATGAACTGGAGGAATTGATAAATAGATTACCAACCGCACTGTTAACTTGAGTTTGCAAACTTTGGAATGCGGGTGCACTAATTAGTCCAGTGTTATCAACAGTCCCTGTATCACCTTTATCGCCTTTATCACCTTTAATACCTTGGATACCTTGGGGGCCAGTTGGACCGGTTTCGCCTGTATCACCTTTGTCACCTTTAGGACCAGTATCACCTTTATCACCCTTATCGCCTTTATCGCCCTTGTCACCTTTATCACCCTTGGCAATCGTGCTTGCGGCTTTATTCATTGTTTTTACAAAATCGTCAAAGGCAATGGTCGTAATCGTGGCACCCGAACTATTCTCGATGTTGGTTGTTACTATAAAGTTGAGTGGGTTGCCACTAGGATAAATACTGGTTCCTTGGGCATCCGTCACCCAGACTTCTAAACAATAATTACCGGTTGGAAAATTAGCCAGCGTGTCCTTGTCAAAACTAAAATTGAATTGTCCAGTTGGTAATTTTGCTAAACTATCAATACTAATTAGCTGTCCACGTAGATAACCGCTACGGTTACCAATCTTGACAGTAATTAATTTCGCCGTTGTCAGGTCAACCGGTAGGTCTTCATTTTTACAGACCAGCGTAAACGTGGTTTCATCATCGCCGACTTTAACCTCTTGCGGCGTTTCATACGCAAATTCAAGTGTCTTTGTCATTCCATTGCCTCCTATTATTCAGTGGTTGATGCCACGTAATCTTCACCAGTGATTTCTTTGTATTGATCGGCCGTCAAGCCGATTCCCACAAACACTTTGTAGTAGCTAGCGTCATTTTGACCCCAAGATTTAAATAGTTGGCATTCTTCATAAACAGTCATTATTTAGCACTCCCTTTGCTTAAAGTTGCAATTTTTGCTTCTTGATCCATGACTAATTGTTTCAATTGGATAATGTCTTTTTCCTGTTGCATCAGTAATTGTTGTTCAGTTGTGGGTGTTGCTTGTGCCTCTGTTGGCGCCGTGTAGTCTGGATTAATGACAATCAAATTCTGCTTTAATAAATACCGTCCAGGCTGAAAGTCAACCGTAAACTCGGCCGGAATTTGGCCCGTATAATCGATTCCCCCCGTCAAACTTCCAAAAGACGCATAGCTCGTAATTTGTTGTTGTTGATCGACTAGTAGCTGCATCACGTTACCCCCTAATTCCTTCGATTCGATCTAAAACTGCATCTGTAACTTGAGTTGAATTTCCTGGTGACGGATTAAATAATACTTGAGAAATCGTCATACTGTTGCCATCATCACTCTGGTCTATCGTAAGCTCAAGTGAACGGGTATTTTTACCATCATGAGTTTGGCCGACTTGTGTAACATAACGTGTTTTACCATTTATTGCTGAAGTTCTCAGACGTGTTTGACCTAATACTGTATTCACAAAAAATTGTAAATCATCAAATTCATTGACAGATGATTTTAAATTAACTGTATCGCCAAGTTTAGCAGCGCCTTCCCACAATTTGACGGGCATAGCAGAATGAGGAGTCCGCCACTGGCCCTGATACTTTTCAATATAGGTTAGACTACCAATAAACAGCAAAATGCCATAATTACCGTCATCTGTAAACACAGATACAATAAATCCATTAGCATATTCATTATCCATATGTGGCAAATTATTTTCAGTGCTGTGGTAGTGATATAAACCACTTTCATTAATCGCTTGAATATCATTGTTTGGAACGGCTACCGCATCCTTGAAAGCATCCCCAGTTAGTAGCACATTACGCCCATTAACCGTTAGTTGATCGATGAAGTTCTTCGTCCCACCGATCGCCATTTGATTACCGCTAGTCATGACTAATTTATCAGTTGCGTCTTTAATCGCTTGCGTTAAGGTATAAGGATTGGTTGGATTGCCATTCTTATCGATGAGTTGATCTAAATATTCTTGTGTCATTTACTAAAACTTCCTTCCTACACTAGCTTTCTCTGATTTGGATCATAAGAAATTACCGTGTCAAATGGAGCTAATTTAGTGTCTAAATCGCTTGTTTTGACAATGTTGCCAGCCTTAATTTGAACGTTCAAATTATCAATTGCGTCTTGAGCATTCTTGACAGCGGCTTGGACACCATTGACTTGTGTGGCAAAATTATTTTCTTGTGTTAGTAAATCTTTGATACTATCATCGTACTTGGCTTGAACGTTCGTAATCAAAGCCTCATAATCGCTGAGATAATCTTTACTATTAATCCCCATTTCAACAATGTTTGAATCAACATGAATGGCCACATCAACGGTTGTATCGACTTGATCGCCACGCATGAGTTTGAAGAAGGCTTGTTTGTAATCTCCCTTAACCGTAAAAGCTTGCGGTGGGAACACATACCTAAAAATGCCGCCTTGTGGGTCTAAGACAGTTCCACCGTTATTATCAATAATATGAGTATCGTCAGCTTTTACCCCTTCAAATACGACGTTAATTCCAGTCAGATCATAATTTCCACCATTAGAAACCAGCTTCACGGTAACAGCTTTGAGGCCGCCATCGCCAACTCTGGCATAGATGGCTTGCTTGGTCACTTGGTTATCTGGTACCTTAGTAATGTCATACACTAAATCTTGGTTTGCCATTTAATTCACTCCTATCCATAGAAATAATATAGTTGCTTGGCTAACTCTTGGACAATAAGTTGATGACCAACACTATTCGGGTGTAAGCCTTCTGGCATCATTTTTTTCCGAAAGGCTGGGTTCATCGGCTGGAATAATGCCGGTTGCATGAAGTCGGCGTATGGTAAACCCAAATCGTTGCAAGCTAACTTTTGTGCGTCCATGTAATCATGCAAATCCTTACCTAGATCATTTTTGGTGCGGTCTGTCCGTCGAATTGTAGTACCATCAACCGGTACTTGAAGTGTCGCTGTCATGACAATAATTTTAGCTTGTTGATTAAGCGAGCGAATATTGTCAATGACGCGGTAAAAGGCACCAATGTAAGAAGTCTTTTCATCGTCGGACTTAGTACCGACGGGAGCATTTGCTAACCAATCATCATCAGTGCCTTGAATGATTACTAAATCGCAGCCAGCAATTTGCTTACTCTGAGCGTAAATACTGTTATTATCATTGTTCATCATATGAGCACCGCTGCTTGATACGTTATTAATCTTGGCCCCAGAAGCCTTCACTAAAATATCCCCAAAGTTGACGTCAGCAAGATGACCATGTGCGACACTATCGCCGATAATGCCAATCTTTTTAGCATTTTTAACAGTAGTAGAGAGCGCCAAGTAATCAGTGCTAATTCTGCCGGCATCGTCAACCGTGATAGGCCGTTGCCACATCTCAGTGCTACTTTTCAGATAGTTAATTTCAGCCATCAGCCGGTCACTCATGGAAGCTTGTTGCTGACCTTGTGAATCAGTTCTAAACGTCAGCACTTCTTGTGTAATTTGAAGTGGTGATAAGTCAGGCAAAACAATTGCTCGTATTTCTCCCCATAGCTCGTTTTTAAACGCTTCAAGCTGTTCTGGCTGAGCAATTAATTGATTGACTTCTTTTTCTAAATCATCAACTTGGGATTTGATTGTCTCCCAGTCGTTTTCATTTAAAGCATCTTGAATTATCGTAAAATTAGATATCAGCATTTCCCGTAGCGGAGCATCATACACAGCAGATAATTCATTAGCGAATAATTTAATGCTCATTCAACCGCCTCCTTCTTTTGCCACGTCACTTTACCGTCATTATCAATGGCAGGTTCCCATACCGTTCCATCTGGTGACGTCAACTGCCAAATTAAACTTAGTCGTTGGTCCAAGTCATCACTAGTAACTAACTCTGGTTTATTGGCAATCTTCTCCCAGCTAATTGGAAACTGCATTGAAAGAATATTAATAGCCTGTTGCACCGTCATTTTATCCATTCGCGGCACCACCCAATGCATTAAGTCTTGCTAGTGTACTCGCATCAGTAATCAAATCATTGCCGTCTACAGCATCAAGCCCGGCCTTTAGCTGTGCGATTTGCTTACCAGAATCACTATGAGCAGTCTGCAATCCCGCGGTGATTTGTGTAAAGCTTTTGGTCATATTGCCAAATGTCACGCTAGTCGTCGCTGGGTTAACCAAATCAATCACAGTTTCACTGATTCGAGTTTCAACGTCAACACCATTGCGATCCCGAATATAGCCATAATTCCCAACCCCACTGTTATTAATCATTCCAGGTACCGAGTTAGTCATGAAATCATTCAATGTCGCAGTTCGCTGAATCAACGGCACATCTTGTAATTTTGATTTCAAATATGCCAGCAATGAATCACTGTTTGTAAACCGCTCATCAGAAATTGGCTCTGCATCAATTACACCCCACGTTGTTGCGTTAGGACTTGTGTACTCAGCAGTAGCCAATGGCTTTTCTTTGTCGTCTAACTTACCTGTACCTTTAATATGAGTTGCAATCGTCGTGTAATCACTCTCATCGGTCAACGAGCTAAGATTCAATCCATCTAACCAAACGAAAGCATCACGCTTACCGACTTGTTTATAAATATCAATGTGCTTGCCCGTACTAGTCCATTCGAAATTGAAGTCCGACATCAAAGTGTTTAAGAATAAATCAAACGCTAATCCAGTACCGAAATCTTCAGAAAAATCATAATGATTGAAATCATCATGAATTGTATAAGTAAAACCAGTGCCTTCAGTAATTAGCTGCATGCAGCTATCGAGCGACTGAGATCCCTTTATACTCTTTTCAACGTAATGGTCGTTTAAATCGTGCGCAGAACCTAGAAACGTTGCTTTGACATTACGACTACCACCGATGTTAGATCCATTCATGGTCTGAATACGATAAGCTTCGCCACTATCAGAATCTAGCAAAAGCGTGCGTGGTTGCAACATGCCTACAGCAGACACATTCGTCCCCGTGTTAATGAACGTCAATTCCAACTGCGCCACTTGATTCACGGTTTCAGTCAATTGTGCTGAAATTGGGATAACTGGTAGTTCGTTACCTGTTACATCACGTAAATAAAACACTGTCACACCCCCTAAACGTAATAACGTGTATCAAACTCCAAATCATAATTCGTTGCACCCGCCACCAGTAATTCATTAATCCCTTTGACGTAATCTAAATAGGCATGATTCCCCTTGCTGTAGACATTCACGCCATCCACAACTGGAACCATGCCATATAAAATTAGAGTTTGGGATTTCTTCAACGCTTGATTTAACTGAAACACCTGTCCCGTAGTTTTGTTAGTAATCGATAATTGACTAGCCACATCTCCATGGAAGGTTAATGTGGCCGTCTTGCCATCAGCCAGCAGCGGAATTGAGCCACCAACAAACACCTTGACGTCACTTTGATTGGTGAAACGATACGGCGGCAAACATGCAAACGGAATATCAAATCCTAATGGAATGTTATTCTCCATGTTAGCAGTAGTGTTAATCGTCTCACCAAATCCACCAGTAACAACTAGGTTAACTGTGATATCCTCCGTCATAATGGGTGACGCTTCATAAGGGTCTACATTAAAACCATCATCCGCATGGACTGGCCAACGAATCGATGGAATGACGCTACTAACAACATAAAAATCTTCGTAACCACGAAATAAATCAAACAGCTTCAACCGCATTAGTTCTTGGTCAACTGAGTCAATTGTTTTAACGTCAAAAACTAGCGGTATCTTGCGTTCACTCGTGTGTGTTTCAGATGAAGCTACATTGTACTTACCAACTGACGTGTAAGTTCGAGTGAACGTTGGTGCAGGTGGTGAAAACTTTTCTACTTGAATACCCAAATCAGATAGCCAGTAATTACTGCCATCCTGTTGAATCACTTGAATATCTAACTCCATCTATTTGCCTCCTCTCGCTCGATCAATGACAACATCTTGGCCTAGAGCTAGCTTAATTAACGGATACTGGGCATTAAAAAGGACGCCATTGTCTAGTTTGGCAGTGATGTTAACTGTCTTGCTAGTAATTGCGTCCACTAATGACTTGACCATACCTAATACCTCACCAGTTACGTTCGCCGCTGTACCACTGACTGCGACGGGCCCACCGTTCTTAGGAACATCTAAGGGGATGGTACTCTTTAATCCAGCGGCCTGCTCCGCACTTGTAGCAACAAAAGCCTGCTGACCAAATGACATCTTGACAGCTTGGTCCGTTAAATACTTGCTGTAATTCGACTGATCATCTGGGATATGAATTTCACGTTGGTTATGCTCAGATACCCATGCTAACTGCTTCTCATAAGACTCACCGCCCTTGTCAAAACGACGATGACCGCTTGGCGCCCAACCACGATTCCACATCAAATCGTTGTACCAGTTGGAATCATTAAATAACGCCAATAATTGGTCATAACCATTAGCACGGTTTCCATGGCCTTTAACCGCGTAATACCGGAATGTTTGTCCGATAAATTGAAGTAACCCCTGAGCAGGGTCAACACCAGTATTGACATCCACATAGCCATGTTGAAATACTGTTGGATTACCGCCGGACTCGTGATTGATGGTATTAAGGATTTTCTTAACGCCATCTTCAGGCATCGATACGTGCATAGCAGCGGCGGCTCGTTTGATGTACGGAATCCACCGTGTTACACCAGCGCCACCCGGATTACCAGCACCCTCAATGGCTAGTTTCTTTAGCCAATTGGTTTGTTTCTTTTCCCAGTCCTTAGTATCTGGGCCAAACTGGTTCTGTGAGCCACCCGGAAATAGGTTCATATCAAAACTTGAATCTATTAATTTTTCCCAGTTCTTAATCGGGTGCTCCATGAACTTCATAGCATCACCAAATAGGTTCTTGATCCAATCAACGATGTTACCACCAGAACCAGTCGCAAACATCGGTAACCCCATCATTTTAAGGAATGGTGCCGCTTTTTCAGTATCCTCACCTGAAAAGACTTGAGCACCGACAGGCAAGTGGGTCACAGTTGGAACAGCCGGTGACAGTCCTAATGATCCATTACCGTAATCAATCAATTCTGGCTTATAACCATCACCGACTATTGCAGTTTCAGGACTTGTGATTTTGCCATTAGTACCGGTTTTATGTGGTATCCCTGTCGTTATACTTAACTTGTTTTCAGTTGCTGTGTAAGAACTCTTGCCACCAACAGCTTTAGACAATGCATTAACGCTAGCTCCACCTTGATCGAGGTTATGAGCCACACCCTTTCCAACTCCGCCAGCAGACTTCAGGGGGTCGGCAGCTTTCTCAACTAGGCCTTGATTGAATGATTCCATTGTATCGTTACCAGCACCAACAGCTTTTTGCCCCAAAGCCATAACATCTTTGATGGTTTGAGCAGTCCCTGTAACTGAATTAATAGGCACCTTTTTCTCACCGTTGATACCATCGTTATAACTATCCATGGTCTTACGGCCGCTTTCACCAATATCAATATTAGTCTTCCCCTTAACCATCGCTGCTAATACTTTCAAGTAGTTTTCAGTTGAAATTTTCTTATCAGCATAAGCCTTGTTGAGGGTATCCATGGTCCATGACCCTTCGCCAGTGATATTGATTTTAGCTCCACTCTTTACAGCTGACTTTAGCTTGTTCAATGCAGATTTAGCTCCAGGAATTCCCAAATCAATACCAGTTGCTAAAGTGTCAATATCTTTTTGCCCAATCTTTTTCAAATCGTGATCAAAAATATTAGAAATTGCTTTACCATAACGTGTCTTTAAACCACTCTTGGTAATAATTCCAAGATCCAAGCCTAATTTGAGTGATTGAATATCGCTCTTACCCAGCTTAGATAAATCCTGCTTAAAAATAGCAGCATATTGTTTGCCATATCGGCTTTTCAACTGAGAATCAGTAATATCACCACTCTTGAGCCCTTCTTTTAAGGTTGCTATATCAGTTTTTCCAAGTTTTGATAGGTCTTTAGGAAATAGACCGGTAATATTGTCTCCGAACTGCTGTTTTAAATCAGAAATAGTTACGACTCCATCGGCTAACCCTTGTTTAAGGGTATCAATTTCTTTTCCGCTCAGCTTGGACAAGTCTTTCGGGAAAAGGCCAGTAATTGTATTTCCAAAAACGGGAGCTAAATCTTTCAAAGATAAGATTCCCGTTGAAAGACCTGATCGAAGTTCTTCCTGTTCAGAATCGGTTAAATCACTGATATTCTTTTTGCCGTCATCCTTGAAGCCAGTTAGAATTGAATTGAAATATACTTGTGCTTCTTCATAACCCTGTTTGCTACCAGATTTGACATCAGTCCAGAACTGTTGTGCAGTTTTATATCCGTATTTACCAAGAGAAATGTTTGCAGCACTATCAGAAAGATCAAGTCCCCATTGCTTAGCAACATTGGCTGGGCTTCCCAAAGTGCCTTTATTCAAAGACTTAACATAATTATCATGCGTTTTTTCAGCACTTGCGGCCAATTTAGCACCTGCTTTTGTTGTCTCTGCCAGCATATTATCGGCATCTACCTTTGCTTGTGCAGCAGCAGTAGAGTCAGACATCCCCATTGCCTCATAGGCTTTTTCCTGAGACTTCTGGAACTTAGCTATATTCTTTTCAATGGTCCCATGTGCGTTGACTTGATCATCAATGTACTTCTGATTGTCTTTCTTATGATCAGCAATCCACTTAGCTGCCGATTCTTCGCTGTTGCTGACATCGTCCCAATAAAGTTTTTCCTTTTTGCCATTCTCATCGGTAATCGTTTTCGTGTATTCATCATCAAGCGTTTGCTTAGTACGCAAGCTTTCGCGACCGTTATTGTTATACGCATCGCCAGCTGCTTTTTCAGTTTTGATGTATTCCAGTGAGGCCTGAGTTTGCTGCTTGTTACGTTTAGCATCCAGCATGGCAAGTGCTTGGTCGTATTGGTCCTTGCTAATTTGGTCATTTTTTCTTAGCGATTTCAGCTCAGACAGACTCTTCTTATAACTATCGCTTGCCTTGCCATAAGTCTTGGAATATGCCGAATCTGCTGACTTGACGTCCGCCTTATACATGCCATCCGTGATAGTGCCATGTTGTTGAACGTAGGCTTTATATAATGCTTGCTGGTCCTTATAAGCCATACCAAACGCGGAGACTTGCGAATCAATGTAAGCCTCAGCCTCATTTAGTTTAGCCTTTTGAGTAGCAGACAGCTTCGAGAAGTCACCGTCAACTGACTTTAAAATGCTCTCCATCGTTTTTTTAGCTTTTTCAAGCTTACTTGTTTGCCCATCAGCACGCTTATCAACACCTTTTTCAACTTGCGTTACCCAGCTATTGCCAGCACTTCCAAAGCTTCCGGATAAGTCGGATAGTGCGTCCATCCCAGCCTTTTTGGTCTTGGAAAACTGTTGTTCAACCAAATCAGCCATCTTACTGTATTTAGTAACCACATCGCTAGATAACTGTTTAGACTGCTTGCCTACCGCGGTGTCCAATAGTGCCATATCATTTTTGGCTTTTTGATGTAGTTCATTAAAGGAACTGATTGCTTTTTGCGAATTTTGGCTGATATTGGCACCATACTCGTCCATCGAAGCACGTTGACGCTTCAACTGGTCACTATGCTCCTTGCCAGCTTTAATCGCAAAGTAAGTTGCTGTTCCCACAGCCGCTACACCTAACACGACCGGGGCGGCAGCTGCAGCCAATGCACCTAATCCGGATACTGTACCTAGTGCTGAACCACCTAATCCTAGCAAAGAAGCTGAACCTGCTTCAGCACCACCACTAAGACCAGCAATGACAGTACTGGCCGCACCGCCATCTTTAACTAAAGTGCCAAATAACGGTGATAGTTTAGCAGCACCAACCAATAATTTCATAGATCCACTAGTTAGTAGCCCTACACCAGAGGTCAATTTTCCAAACATACTAATCAATGGACCACCAGCCGCAACAGCTAAGCCTGTATTAAGAATTAGCTTCTGCGTTGCCGGATCTAAGTCGCTAAAACGGTCTAGCATATTCTTTAACTCACGAATAATGGGCGTGAGGGTTGGTAGGAATTTCTGCCCAAATTCAATTTCTAAAGCGTTCAAACTAGATTTAAATTGGGCCATAGTGAACTGGCTCGTATTACGCATTGTTTTGTTGTATTTATCAACGGTTCCATTGCTGTGTTCGATCTCATTAGATAACGATTTGTACCGATCAAGATTAGCGTCCATCAAGGTCATACCGACCTTCATGTTTTCCTGACCAACAACGTTGTACATAAATGACTGGCGCTGCTTATCATTCATTTTCTGGTAAGCACCCTGCATTTGTCCAAGAATATCAAAGACGTCTTTCATTTTGCCTTTGCTATCGAATACTTGAATATTGTATTTCTTTAAATCCTTAGCTGCTTGACCTGTCCCTGTTCCAACTCGTGTCATCAATGATGACAGCCCCGTACCAACAGAGCTAGCGTCAATACCAGCAGACTTTAAGCGCCCTGCAATTGCCATAAATTCATATGTTTTAACGCCCATGGCGTGCATTGCAGCACCAGCATTACCACTAATTTCTTTCAAATCGTCTAATGACATGGCTGACTTATGGGTGGCTTCAGTCATCTGATTCATCAAGCTATTACCATTCTTGATTACAGTACTGTTTGAACCCAAGTTCTGACCAAATTGTTCAAGCATAGAAGCGGTCAGTTTAATAGACTCCCCAGACTGATCGGAATTAGCGGTCATAGTCTTTAACAACTCTGGCATCATTCCCATGGCTTGTTTGACATTGTAACCATTAGAAACCAATTCAAGCATACCATCATTGATTTCTTTGGTACCAACACCAAACTCTTTGGACCATTTTAATGTGTCTGAAGATAGATTCTTCATAATTGAGCTTGTTTGGCTAGCAGAGTATCCTTGTGCAACAACTTCCTTACGGATATCAGCTAATTGATATTGATAATCGGAGGCGGCTTTAGTTGCTACACCCAGTGCTGTGACAATAGGTACCGTAAAACCAATAGTGGCCTTACTTCCAAGAGAGCTAATCTTTTCACCAGCATTTTGTATCTTAGTACCCATTATCATGGCTTTGTCAGCTGCGGCAGCCATTTCAGGTGTTAATGCACCAACACTCTTTTGCAGCTTGCCTGCTGACAAAACCAGAGCTTGCTGTTCACGTTCAAGGGCAGCATATTTACTTTTAGCTGCTACTACTTGAGCAGAATTATCACCTTCTGCTCGTGACAGACGACCAATTTCACCAGCTGTTGCTGTCATCTCTTGTCGGTTAGCTTGCAACTGCGCTTTATAAGAGTTCAACTTAGAAACTTGAGAAGACATGTGCAGCCCTGCTTGTTCTTGAGCGGCTGATAGCTTACTATAGCTGGCTGCAGTTGTCTCTAACCCTTGATTCAACACTTTTAAATTGGCAGCTGCTTTCGGGCTAACATCCACGTCTTTAAATGTTCGCTTAAGAACTTCGGCTTGTGCAAGTGCCTCTTTAGCGATTAAGTCCACGTTAATCTTGACACTACCAGCAATATCAGCCATCTACACACATCCTTTCTATATTTTCCCTTGCTCCCGTAACTCTTTCATCCGTAACGCCTTGTGTGGCATATCTAAATTAGCTAGCTCGATAGATAGTTCATCTGGTGTCAGCTTGCCGTCGCCATCGGTGTGAGCTTGCTTTAATCCATAAATCAGCTTCATTTGTTTCAGATAAGTTTGCGTATCAGCATCCATATCATCACTAACCTTAGCCAGTCGAAATCTGACAACTTTTTTAAATTGCGTATCTTCATTCAGACCATCTAACATTGTTGTAAATCGTTCCCAACTGAGACTATCTCGGTCTAAATCGATACCATATTGTTGTTGGAACCCAGCTTTGATTAACGATTCGTCTTCATCAAAATCAAAAGACCGCTTACCAGATTTGAGCACCTTGGCTCGAACCCGATCGCGGTCATTATTGATTTTTTTATTAAATATTTCAGACAGTAACTGGCCCTTATCCTCAAAACGTAGCTTGCTCGTATCGTCCAATACCAGTGCTTTTAAGCTGACTTCTACACGCTCCGGTATAGTGAGGCCTTCATCCCGGATCGCTTTAAAATAGAGCAACACCATGCGAAATGAAAGGTCTAAACGATACCGATGTTTCCGAAACACGATGCTGTTAGTGTTTATATCGGTAAAACTCATTGTTCATTCTTCCGCAATTCTGTAATGGACTGTAAGTACTTGTCGCGATAATCGGAAATATCCGTATGTTGTTCTACGTTAATCATGATTTGAGCGACGACCTTAGCAAATACCACCATGGAATCATTGCAAGTATGGTATAGTTCCTTGCCAGCATTTTTGCCAAACATGCCATCAAGTAATTGATAAAAGCGTTCCTTAGCTTCAAGCTTATATTTGTTCTGAATATCATCGTACATTCGTAAATAGCGTCGTTGTAGGACTTGTTTCTTATGATCTAACGCCGTCATTGGTTCATTAATCATATCTTTTTCCAATTGAGCTTCTTTATCAGTTAACTCAACTGATCGATGATGCAGCTCCTGCTGTAATTTCACCTCAGCCATTTTAATATCATTATATTGATCTGTAAAAACAGCAAATGATTTATCCGCAAAGCTCACCGTGTAACTCTTATCACCAATTTCAAAAGTCATACTGTCACTAGGAACCTCTAATTTAATTACATCACTCATGCTGGTACCTCCTAATATTTTTAATGCTATGTATGACGGATTGCTCCGTCACTTGCCTACATACTCTTTACGATAGCGCCATCGCTAGTAGGCAATGATTGAACATTTGATGGCGTTGTTATTTTGACGGGTTGCCGTTGTCAGTTGGCATATTAGCCTTAACACCCAAAATAATCGCATTTTGACAAGGTGTATCCTTCAATGCAGTTTGCATATCAGTAGGATTGCTTGCCTTGATTACTGTGGGAGTAGCATTGTACGTCATCGTTACCTTGAAGCTACCGTTATCGTCCGCAGCGCCACCACCATCATCAATGTCAGAGAATGTTCCCATACCTGATTCAATCGCATTAGGTGTTAATGAACCATCTTCTTCTTGTACCCATTGGACTTTACGGAACATCCGTTCACGTAAGCCACCAGTCTTTTGCTTCATGTCGGCAATATCATCTTGGGCCGGGTTCCCAATTGAACGATCACCAGAAATATCATACGATGACGTTACACCAGTAACTGTCTGTCGTTCTTGGCCACCACCATTGTAGTAGGCAGCAGACTTCTTCTTATCAGTATATTTAGGCGTTACAGTCGTAATCCCATCACCTAAATATAACCAGTTGATCGTCTTATCTGCCGCAGTTTTTCCTAACCAATATTCATCTAAATAGTTTTCTTGAATTGACCCCTGGACGTTTCTGTCGTTCGGGTCAGCTGTTGGTGTTGTTACATCAGCCATTTTGCATTCCTCCTAAATTAAATAATTACTTGTACACTAAAAGCGCCTTGATAGACACCATACTTTTGAGCATCTTGACCATCGTCATCCTGAACAGTGGCTAGAAACTCCGGTGAGGTTGTCATCTTAGCGCTTATGAATTTGAAACTTCCATTCTCACTTTTGATTGATATCGGCGTTGCATTCTCCATGATGTCCATAATGGCACTGAGAGTGTTAATACAAACAATTCCGTGTGGATGTTTAGCAGTGATTGCAAATGCAAAACTACGGCGGCGGCGACCGTCATAATATCGCGTTGCCGGTCCAGCGGGTTGCAATGTATAACTCAGTGACATTCCAGGAGCATAGTCATTGCCAAGTGTTAACGTATCAAACAGCTTAACGTTAGCACTAATATAATTAGCAACCCGAACATCCAGATCAAGGTCAACTTGACTCACTACGTCGCCCCCAATCCGTGTGCCACGAGCGCTGCCCAATTGTGACCATTAACCAAATAGGCTTTATCAACCCAGCCCTTTTGCGCTAACGCATGCTTAGTGTGGTTATAATTCAAAGGCCGATTCGTCACTACTTTGTGATAGCCTCTCCGCTGACCCATTGTATCCGGTGCCTTCACCATTACTTTACCACCGTACATATAGGCCGCATACGGCTCTGTCCAAACAATAGTAACGCCAGTACCGGTTTGAATTCTCGATACATGGCCAGCTAAATAACCATTTAGAAATGGCACATATTGGTCAGAATCACGCACAATCACATCTGCTAGTCGGTTTGTCAGCACATTAAGATTATTCAAACGTGTAACTAATGGTGACAAGTCTACTTTGTTAGTCATTGCAGCACCCCTTCCCAATGATGAACATGCGTACCGAAATCATAAATAGGATCGAGACTCTTCACGATTAGCGATTGGTGAGTACTTTGTACTTCAACTTTGTCGTTAATCTTGGGCAACCTATCTAGTGGCGTCGAGTTAGTTGAATCCACAATTAGTGTATAGGCCCCGGTGACAACCTGTGCACTAGCATTACCACCAACGGATTGAACCGACACTGAGGTTGCAGGTTCGACTCGTACATGTCTAATCGTGTAGTCATCAGATCCATTACTATCTGAGCTTGTAATCCATGAATCCTGTTTGGCTTTATTAGCGTCGTAGGGTGTCACTTTGATGGCATCATCTAACAACTCGATGGGAATTGGATCAATAATATCATCCATTTAATGCACCCCACGATACAATAGGCCAGTTGGTCGTAAGTAGTTGATTGCCGCATTGGAGCGTTGTGCTGTACCACGTGGCAGCGTTGTGGGCGCTGACTTATCATAACTAAATTTGCCTATCGTTACATGACTAATCCCTTTAGCCGATTGTTTAGCGTTAGCTAGCTCTTCAACCCCACCAGAATCAATAAACCATTCAATCTGAGCGCAGACAGCCTTCTTCACGTTAATTCGGTCAGCCTCAAGTGGCAAATCATCAAGATTATGCGAATCGAAATAATAATTTGCGTATTGATTGACCATCTCTTCGGCTCGCATTTCCAAAGGTTCAAAATTTATAATTACTGGTAATTGCTCGCCAAAATAAGTGTTAGCGTAAAAATCTTGATCTACTATCGGCATCTAATCACCTCTAACCAGCAGTTACATTGGCACCATCAGTGGTTGCTGCAGCTTTAACATTTTGTGGATCAGCGGGCTTGGCAGCAAGAACCGTAAATCCCAGAACATCTACCTTGTCACTCACTTGGCTACCGTCCACATAGGCAACCTGATAGTCACCAGTAGCGACAACTGTGCCAGCTGCTAAGCCAGTAATTGCCACACTGGTTGCATCACCAGTCGCAATTGCCGTTTCGTTGCCCTTTTGATAAGCATTCAACACTTTAGCCATTCTACATTCCTCCTAATTTTAATTGCCTACTTTGCTGTGATCTTCGCACCGTCATTCGTAGGCATTACTTTAACATTAGACGGTGGCATTATTTTGACGGCGTATCAGATGCCACAGCTTTACCCTTATTGGATTTTTTAACCGTAGCATCCTTAGTGCTGGTTACGTTTTGGTTAATAACAGTACCGCCTTCGACATCAAATGGATTAATGACTAACAACTTAGTGTCATCATAGATTGCAACACCATAATGTTCATCGGCATTAAACTTAGTGATCTTATGATCCATATCGCGACCCTTTTCAGAGAGAACATTCCGCTTCATGTAGGTACGCATTGCACCCGGCTTAACTGCCACAGCGGAGCCTTCTTTGATCTTACGCGACCGCACAATTTGCCATCCGAGTAACTCACCAAATGTGCCATTAATCAAGATGTTGTCGCCTAAATCAGTTGCTCGCGTCCAGTTCTCAGCAGCAGCTTTACGTAGTTTATTGACATCTTTAGGGTTCATAAACAAGACGCCGGTGGTCGGTGAATCATCTTCTACCGCGTATTCACTCGTATCATCATTAAATGCAGCTTCAATTGCATCAACCATATCCAATGACGTAACATCAACGCCAGTACTTAGCGTAAGCCGTGCTTTCATTGCAGTAGCCAAGATGTCATTGTCAATCTTAGATGCGATTGCCATCGTAATTTGTCGCTGACCTTCGCCTACTGGATCTCCGTATCCGGATAGAGCGGCTTCGTCAGTAATCTTGACACCTTTACCTGCTTTCTTAATCGTGAACATGTCGGTATCTGTTGCTAGGCTGGCATAATCAATAGCGCCACCTTCATCGACATCCGTCGCATCTCCGATATACTTGTATCGAGGTACAGTTACATCAGTGCCTGGTCGACCTTCAAGTGTAGTGTCAACAGGTGCAATAGCACTAAACCGGATTGCCTTAGGCAATTTAGCGCTAATCATCGCAGTCATAACTTGTGGATCAATCAGGTTATCTAATACAGTTGTTTCATCTGCCATGTGTTATTTCCTCCTAATTATTTGTTAGTTTTGTAACAGCTTGCTTGTAAACATCAGGGTGCTCTAGTTTAAGTTTTGCAGCTTCACCGTAGCTAATCTTTGACAAATCTGGCACCGCAACGTTACCTTGACCACCGCTAAGGTTCTGACCAGCAACGGCTGTTCCTTGTGCGGCTTCTGCACCTTTAAACGATGGGTTCCGTGCCAAAACACCTGTTAATGCCTCATCGATTGTTTTAACGCCATTAGCTTTATTCACCAAGTCGGCTTTAGCGAGCGCCAGCGCATCACCCAGATGGTCAGCATCAACACCCTGCTTAAGTGCAGCCACTTGTGCTTCTGCATTTTCAGCACGACTGGTTTCCTTTGCTAATTTACTGGTTGCCTTGTCTAGCTCACCAGATTTCGCTTCTAACTCACTCTGATTAGCCGCCACATCCTTATTATGTTGTTCAACAACCCCTTTCAAGTCATCTTCATTATCGAATCCAAGCGATTTCAATAATTCAGTACGTGCGTCTGCAGCCACCTGCTCTGTATCAACCGAAGAAGGAGTTGCCACTGAATCGGTTGCTGGGGTTGTCGGAGGCGTAGACTCTGTTGACGTTGCATTATCCTCTGCCATCTTTATTGCTCCTCTCTAAATTTTAGGTATAAAAAATAAGCCTTTTAACGCCATGCTAAGGGCACTACTGTTTTTCTCGATTGTATTGACGTACTAGCCCATGCTTGTTAACAAACTGACGAGTAACTGACTGACGACGTCTCACTAATTCTTGTGCAGCCGTAATATCACTTTGATCACCAAGCTTTTTAGCTGCTATCAATTTACGCTTAGCTTTTCGTACCTCACGTTCAAGTCGTCGCTGAGTTTGTTCTAATTGATACCTAGCAGCATTGTCATCATCTGACTGCTGTGGCACTGGCATTGAACCGTAGCCTTCGATATATGGAATCGTATAATGTCGGCAATTAATGCCCCCAATGCCAGTAATCGTACCGTATCCCGTTGTTGATTCAAAATCTGGATATTTGTCCGTATCACCATCCAATGAGTAGACATGGTCTTGATACTGCAAGTGGCTTGGACGGCATCCCATGTGAGAACTAACTTTAACTAACGAACCATACTGGCGATACCTAAGTAACTCTGTATCATTCGTAGCACTATTAATACTTGAGTTAACCACTGTCCGCACATAGACATCTGGTGACCATTTTCGACCAGCCTTATCAACGAGTGCGGGTACACCTTGTTCTGCCCATTGCTCACTAGCTTTAGCTATTGCTTTGATGGCAGTTGTACCACTATCAATTGACCGCTTTGCATCACCAACAATTCCCCTAAACATCTGATACGCATTAGCGCTCATATTACGTCTAGCAAGGTTCAGATAATTATCCGTCTCTGTTAACTGATCATCAACAACTTGCTTAAACTGTTGCGAATCCTTGATCGAATCCACTTGCTTTCCAGTAACCTTTTTAAGCCACTTTTCAGCTTGTTTGACATTATCTTGACTAATTGTACTAAGTCTTGTGTGCAATTGCTTAGACGCATGCTGTGTAGGTGAGACAGTTATTTTAGCAGCATATTTTCGTACATCGTCCGCATGGTTAAGTAACTCGTTTACCCATTCATTATCCCTATCATCATGTTTAGATGCTTCATTTCCTATTAGGTTGATAATGTAAGACCAGATCAAGTCTTCAACACTAGCATAGTTGTTAGCATCTTCATCAGAATAACCCGATAAATCCCATGGTTTAAGCATCATCCTCACCATCTTTACCATTACCACCGACAACATCTTCAATTGCACCTTCAACATTTGCTGTTTCTGCATTGATTTGGTCAAGAACCTGTTGAGCTTCAACATCAGTAATTCCATTGGCACGTTTAATTGCTTCTAGTTGTGTCATAACGGGGTGATTACCATTCGCCTTCATGTAATAATCCAAATTATCATTCCGGTCTTTAGCAATCGAATCATCAAAGTTAACAGAAATATCAAGATCTGTTTGACCTGAATATTGAACATTGGAATCATTTTTAGCCAGCTCCACAATAATCTGGCAAATATGTTCAATTGCTTCTCCAATCAACGTTTCATGACTGTTTTTGGATTGATACGTATCACTATTCTCACTAATTACCGCTGTCGCTGTGATAACACCCTGTTTGCTGTCAAATGTAAACATATCCGCGCTAAATCCAATTTGTGAGGAGTAGAAATGCAACAGATCATTTATTCCAGATACAATTGCTTCATTTCGCAGTCCTAATGTAATATCAGTCGGTTTCACTGACTCACCATCACCGCCACTCATTGTCGTGTTGTATGCCATATAGACATCTTCATTCCAATCAACATAATACCGTGTTTTACCGGTTTGTGGATCAACTTCACGTTTCAATTGATTTGCTGGTGCGGCAATACGCCGTTTTCCTTTGACAAATTCTTGGAATAACAAGTCATAGGCTTCATCTAACTGGCGCAATGTGTCTATGGCGTTAGCGTAGATAGGAATACCCAATGGACTGTCAATGTGCAAGTTATTAGCTAAATTAGGCTTTAAATAAATAAACGTCGGCCGTGAATAAAGCTTTTTGGAATACCTAGTTGGCTGCGGTGACATGTTTTTGAACGCATCTGGCAAGTTACTCCAATCATCAATCTTCACACCCAAATCATCATTGCTATTGGTCGTACTCTTGTAAATCTCGTTAGTCACGACATAGTCTGTATCGGTTTCTTCATGCCATTCCAATAACGTATAGTAATGACTGTCACTCATGAACTTGGAGGCAATGACGGCTTCACTTACACCATTAGCATCTGACGTGATTGGATAGAATGCATCAGCAGTAGCAAATCGAATCTTGACTTTACCACGATCAGTGTACAATCGGATAACAATGCCACCAGTTGCGAACATATATTCTAAGTAACGTTCAAAATTGTTATAAAAATGATTGTCCTTCAAGGTTTGCTGTACGAACTGATTCTCAACCGTTTGATAATCATCTGGCGATGAGGGATCATCAGGATTCTTCGCGTTTTTGGGGCTAACAGTAATGACAGCCTTTTGATTGAATACTAAACTTGCCATCTTCTTGGCGGCAACTTGTCCCATGTTTAATGACATTTTCTGACGGTCTAAATAAGAATCGTCGGGTAACTTTTTGTGTATTTTCAACCATTCCGGTGTTGACTGATAAATGCTAAACCACTTAGCAATCAATCCATACTGGTCATCATCCGCCATTACCTTCTTATGGTCAGTTACGCTTTGCAACTCAGTAGCTAATCCCATTTTGACTAACACCCCCTTTATCCAATCATGTATTCTGTTAAACAAGGCTAGTAACCTCCCTTGTATTTCTTCGTAAAGTAATTAGCAGCGTACCGACACTCGTCCATTGCATGGTTATTAGCATCGACCGGCTTACCGGTTGTTTCATCACGTACATACATACCAAGTTCTTTAACAAAGTGATAATTATCATAGCTCTGATTTGCTAGTCCACTATCCGGCGTATCAACTAAGACAAACTGACCATCTGCAATCAATGATTGTTGCCGCTGAATGCCGACTTCAATTCCTTTAGAGTTACCAACGTGATCATGCCCGTTGTTATCCGCCTTACCAGCTTCAACGCCAACCTTAATTAGCTCTTGTCGTAATGCCAATGAAGCGGGATCCACTAACACCATCGAGTAGTGCAGTTGGTATGTGTTAACACACCACAAAATAAATCTTCTTAATTCTGTGGCATATGTGCTCATTGCCTTTGTTTGTCCGGTCTCCGTACCACTGTGATAATAATTGGCAACACGGTTTAGAACAAACTTAAAACGCCCATCAGGTTGCCGGACGCGGGTAACAATATTGCAACTCATTGTTGTGGCATCATCTTGACCAGCATCACCAGTAAAAAACATTTCAACTGGTTGTCCAATCAAGGTATGATTAGTCATACTGTCTTGGTCAAACTGGTCATAGATAATCCCCTGTGGCATGACTCTTAATCCTAACCAATCACGCTTGTACAGATATGGATTTTTCTTAAGCTGCGTCTCCATCTCAGCCAGACGCTTGGTTGTCATCACTGGGTTATCAGACATACGCCAATGTAACCAATGTGCATCGCGCTCATCAAAGAATTTGATGATTGGATCTTGTGGTGCCGGTGGGTTAAGATCAGCAAGATGATAGCGATACTTAGCTGCGGCCGTTCGTCGAAACGTTTCATCAAGGAATTCATGGTTTAACAAGTTGATTTCAGAATACGCAACTGAACCTAATGACATACCACGGATAGCATTGGCACTGTTTGACTTGGCCCCGCCTTTGAAGTAAATCTTCTTTTTCCCGCTCGGTAGGTCTAAAGCTAAATGATCGCCACCACGATCACGTCTCAAATGACTAGCACCATCAAATATATAGGCTAGTCCCATGCCATCACCTTCGATAAACAGGTTATAAGCAAGTTCCTGGTTATAGGCGCTGACTAAATGGTTCTCATCCGTTGTTGCCAAATAGAACATTGCTAACCGGGCATCATCTGCCGCCGTCTTGCCAGCACGAATTGAACCTTCATTCACATCAAACAGATGGTCGAATGGAGAAAAAATAAACGTTGCCTGTTTCTTACCATATTGAATACTACTTAGTGGTGTTTGCATCGTCTTCTTCCTCCTTAGGTACTAACTGCTGTGCTCCTTTGGCTAAAGCTTTAAGCAATGGATTTACATGACCAACGCCTTCAAGTTCATTAGCCTTATGACTACTAATACGTGCCTCAGCTTTCGCTTTATCAGTTTGTGCTTCATTAAGCTGTTGGAAACTTTGATCACGGTATGCTTTTGGTTTACGATTACGTAACCAAAATATAGCTGCATTAACATCAGGTGGAAATTCATGAATATTTTCAGTCTGCTGAATGCGCTTATATTCCTTTACTCCCGCAATAGCAGCGTCATCAATCTCTTTCTTAGAGGCCTCTGGGTGCTTTAATTTCCAAGCATTGCTAAAACGTCGCCTTTCCATATCAAGTACGTCATCGTCTTTATGAACCATGCGATACATCTTGTCAGTTGTTGTGGTTCCCATAGCACGCTTTAATAGTGCATTCTCAACTTGCCGGTCTACAACATCCTTGCCTTTTCCTATGGTGTCCGAAATGTCCGAAAACCTTTTTTTCCATGCGTTCAGCGTCGAACGGCTAATCCCCATGTTATGCGCTATCTGCTCATCAGTGAGACCGTCACGAGCCCAGCCACCAATTCGGACAAGTCCATCAGGAGTTAACCATTTTTCATACTTAGCCATTACATACCACCACACCTCCGTCTAATTGGAATTAGCTTATCTACCATTTCAAAAGTTCGTCCATAATTTTCTGATCATAATAAGCAGCCCGACGTTTATTTGCTTCATGTAGAGCATCATCGATAACCCTTTCCATTCGCAGGCACTCAATTAGCTCATCACTCTTTGGAACATTTGCAGGTATTTCCATACTGCACCTCCTTATTTTTCTCCAAACTAAAAGCGCCATGCTGTTTAGCACGACGCTTTCTATTCTTGTACCACTTATCTAGCCGGGCATCAGCCTGCACCCATTCAGGCGGCTCGTATCCGTACTTGCTGTGTATCATTACTGCCATAACACCACTCCCAAATTTATGTATCAAAAAAAGCTCAACATAGTGTTGAGCTTAATCCACTTAAATTAAACGCCTAACTCAGTCTTTAAAGCATTCGTTAATACCTGAGAAACATTTAATCTTTGGCTTTTAGCCATATCATTTAAATATTCAGGAATGGTAACATTTTTCCGCACTGTTCGTGAAAATTCCCTACGGAAAGCAGTCAAGTCTACAGTAATATAAAACAATTTTTCGCCAGGTTTTAAAGATGCAGGGTCAATTTCAGATGGTTTTGGATAATTTGTTTGATCTTCCAATAAATTTCCAATTAAATCCTCACTCATGTTGACAGCATCAATGACGTCATTTCCCTGAGTAAACCCACCTTTTAAGTCTGGAATACGTACAAAGATATAGTCACCGTCTTTACTAAAAATTGCTGGGTAGATTACCATGTCTTTTTTCATAAATATCCCTCCCTTTAAGTCTATAAGCGAAATGTCAAGAAGCTTTTGATACCCCAAAAACCGTTCAGATTTTTGGGTACACTAAAGAAACTATTATTTCTTCAGATTTGCTTCTCTCAAAATCGCAGTTTCTAGACCTTTACCTAATTCCTTCGCATGAATTGGAACCATAACAGTAGCATTCGTACTAGGATTATACATCTTAAGGTGTGAGGAGCCATTCTGCGATTTTTCGATAAAGCCATTTTCTTTTAGCAGCTTAATAATCTGCCTAGGCTTCATCGGCATCTGAATCACCTCTATTATTCAATTTACAGTTATTATACACACTAGATGTGTATTGGTCAATCAAAAAACTCCCGCCAATAAGCGAGAGCAGTTTGAAGGATTTTAGTTTGAGCAATCAAAGAAATTCGTGAGTATCTAGGCTGCTAAACTAATAAACTATGCCGGCGGCAGAGAGGAGCGCATCACCCCTTATAAATCCGCCGGCTACACAGATAGCTGGATTTGAACCAACATAAACGGTTTTGGAGACCGCCATCTTGCCAATTAGATCATATCTGCTTAATAATGGTACTTAATTCAGTTATGTGCGCATAAACTAATCCATATTGACAATGATCACTGCTGGACCATCAAAGCTAAAGACTTTCTGGTCTCCAACAGTGATTTTTGCTTGCTCCTCTAACTGTAAGCTAATGGTCTGAATGCCTAAGCGAGATTCTAATTCCTTCGAAAGCTCCTTAGTTGTCACATCCTTTAAGTCCATTATTTCATCTTCCTCTCCTTAAAATTAACGTAGCCTGCTGGATTCGAACCAGCGACAACCTGATTAACAGTCAGGTGCTCTACCAACTGAGCTAAGGCCACATGAATGCTAGACGTACAAGCTGGGGTGGCTTACCTAACATTCGATAATACTAATTTACTCCCCTTTTTGACTCATTTACCGGAATCAACACGGAAACTTGTCGGAATTTACTCGGAATTTTGTCGGAGTAAATTTAGCCCTCGTCGTAGTGAGCAATAATCTCTGGCTCATACTTTTTAACGATCAGGTCTTCCACGCCATCCGGATATATCTCAGCGAACATTAACTGGGCTTGTTTCAAATACTTATTAAATGTTTTGTCGGAGATATTCAGGTTAATCATGCACTTAGTTTTTGAATACCGTTTAACATAGAGCAGCATTAATAGCTCTGAATATTTCTCCGTTTCTTCATCAATTGTAACAGCTTCAATGACCTTGACAACTAAATTAGCCATAAAATCATCGTTAGCTTTACTAACTTGCTTGTCTTCAATATGGTTGCCATAGCTAGGACTTTTAGGCATTCCGTCCATTGCTGGACTTTGCAGGTTGAAATTAACCCTGCGAGCTCGTAGTCGCCACTTCCAATAGTCTTTTAGCACCCGTTCCGCATTAGCAATTGTTCGTTCTTCATCCACGTCCTTAAAAATGCTCTCCATCACTGCCACCCCTTGTTTTGACTGTGCTATAATTAATTTTGTGGGAATCAATCGTAACGGCGTCAGTGATGGCGGTGCTTTTTATATGTTATACTGGCAACGGTCATACGAGTGGTCCTAATGACTAGCCGCCTTAATTGGTGGCTTTTTTCTATTGCCATTAATTTCCAATAGTATTAGAATTTAATGGCACGCATGTGCAAGCCAATGCTCACTACAGTTGTGAATAGTAGTGAGCTTTTTTGTTCACCCATGACGTTGTATAACCCATGTCAGCAAGAGCGCAATAACTACATAAACAATGATGACTCCTAGCACGATTGAACCAATCCAACTAACTAACTGTCACGGGGTTACGTTCCATATTGCTTCAAATATCTGTTTCATTTGTCTTCCTCCAGTAGTTCCGGATTAGCGTGAACGTTGCCAATAACTTCGACATTCTGGCGCCCTTTGTCAACGTCACGCAACGTCATAAATACCACTTTGTAGATACTAACTACGAATGTAGGAGAGCGTAAAATATCTTGTGTAAATGCATAAAAGATTTCTGAATTGTATAGAAATAGGGAATGCCTTCCCTTATGATATTTAGTAACCACAGAAAACATCACAGGAGGCATTCCCCATGAATGAACTTACCACAGAAATTATCGCTGCACTAGCCCAAAAGCAAGATTTGGACGAAGTTTTTCGTCACCACCTCGAAATTGCGATTAACCAGCTGCTTCAAACCGAATTGGCAGAGTTTTTGGGTTACGAACGCTACTCATACGCTGGGATTAACACTGGTAATAACCGCAACGGCAGTTATGAGCGCTCGTTTGATACGAAGTACGGCCAACTTAACTTAACCATTCCTCGAGATCGCAATGGCCGGTTTGAAAATCATACCTTGCCAGCCTACGGTCGGCACAGTGATAATTTAGAAACAACGGTCATTCAGTTGTATACCAAGGGAATTACCACTGCTGAAATTGCCGAACTCATTGAGAAAATGTACGGTGCTCACTACTCCAAAGCCACGGTTTCCAACATGACTAAAGCCGTCAATGAACAGGTTCAAGCTTTCCAGCAACGTCGACTGGCTTCACAATATGCGGCCATCTTCTTAGATGCCACTTACTTGCCGTTAAAGCGGGATACCGTTCAAAAAGAAGCCGTTCATATTGCGATTGGCATTCGTCCAGATGGTACGAAAGAAGTGCTGAACTACCAAGTGGCGCCAACGGAATCGACTGGAATCTGGACTGAACTGCTGGGAACCTTGATCAAGCAGGGCGTTAAAGATGTGCTGTTGTTTGTGGCCGATGGGTTAGTTGGTTTGGATGAAGGCTTGAATCGGCATTTCCCTAAAGCCAAACGACAACGTTGCCTGGTTCATGTTGGGCGGAATCTGATGAACAAAGTTCGCGTAAAAGACCGCAAGGCCGTGATCAGTGACTTTAAACAAGTTCATCGGGCCGCCAACCGTGAAGCAGCCGAACTGAAACTGAATGAGTTCGCCAACAACTGGCATCAGACCTATCCCAAATTAATCAAAGATCTGCTTAAAATGCCGAATTTACTCACTTTCATGGACTTTCCACCAGCTATCCGGCAATCACTATACTCCACTAACCTGATTGAGAACTTTAATAAGCATCTCAAGCGCACCACCCATCACAAAGAACAATTTCCAACGGAAGATTCACTGGATCGCTTCCTGGTTTCTCAGTTTAATGTTTATAACGAGAAGTCTCTGAAGCGGATCCACCGAGGGTTCAAAGGACTCCAGGACACCTTGGAAGCATCATTTATTTAAGTTAGATACATATTATATGTACGAAGGCATTTCATTTACACAAGATTCTTGACACTCCCGAATGTACCTGCATCCTTGGTAACTTGTGCCGTTCTGGTAACTTTCTTAGGCGCAATTATTTCTGGTTTGAGATTGTCTTTGTCATTATATATATAAGTCTTTGGCTCATAATAACTGAGCCTTAATACATCTCCTTCATAAATCTCGTTGCCATTCACGTCTTTCAGGCCGGTAAACTGTTCAGGGATGTATTTCTCTGGCTCCGTTTCAGCAAGTGCTAAAATATGGCTTGCTCTGCTGTACACCATTTCTTGCATAGCACCATACTTTCCAAACGGCATATACCACGCTCTGAACTTAATCATCGCCGCCATCTCCTACCAAATCATCCAGTTCGTTTATTGCTTGTTTAACTCCAGCGGCGGTTGCAGGCATTCTTAAATCCATCCAACCTTTGTAATCTTTGACTAACAGTTCACGTAGCTCTTTCATTTCATCACTCATTTTCAATCCTCCCCGAACGCTTCAAACGCCCGCTTGCGTTCCTCGTTAGTTGGCTGCTTGACGATTATCATGTTGTGATTTCATCACTTTCTCGGCATGTTGCTTCATGCGCCGGTGCTTCCGTTTAATCGTTGAACGCTTCTTAGTGTGTTTAGGCATCTTCGTCCTCCGTAATTTCATCTATTTCTACTCGCGGATTTCGTTTATCAACCGCAAATTCGTCCTGAAATCCCGTGATATGCTTTCGATTGTCGTTGCCTAAAAGCCCAGCCTTCATAAATCCGTCCAACACAAACTTTTTAGCAAACGCGATATTGTCCGCATCTTTTCGGTTGTTCTTTGTGTACCACGTAAATTTAAGCTTGCAAGGCCAATTAAATTCAACTCCAGAATTATGACTAGCCCGCGCATATACACTACATAAGGCCGTGTACCGCTTCTTTAGGTTAGCTGCCGCATACCGATTGGCCCGTTCAGCCTTGATGTACTCATTTAAGCTAGGTAATTCGCCCTTAATCACGACTTTGCTCATGCTTTCGGCACCCGACTAATGTAATAGCCATTAACGATCCCGTTAGACATACTGGCCTGTCTAATCGAAAATTCTGGGGCGTCAATCCTCTTACATAATCGCACCAGTGTTTGATAGGCGATCACTTCATCAGGATTGTTATACTTCTCAGCACGCCAGTAATCGTTAGTCAGTGGCAGGCTGTATTTATGGACTAAATCCTTTACCCGATTTAATTCAATTGCCGTGCTTTCGGCTATCTGTCTGAGAGTATGTTTGCCATGTTTATGTGCTTGCCGAATGGCTTTAATATCTTCACGTTCTCCCTGCTTCGAATCTTGTTTCATACTGGCTAGGTAGGCCGCATCACTGCTTACCTTAGTCCCAGGCTTAACCAGTCTAACCGGAAACGACCATTCACCAGATTTGTAGTTATGTTGCGCGAGCTTAAACATTTCCGGTTCGGGCCCCATTGCTAGTGGGTGATCGATATCGGGTAGATCAGCATTAATTACTAGCACCTGTGTTTCAGTCATGCGCTCACCTCCGGTTGCAATCCTTGTCTAGCTTGTTCTAAGTCAACAAAATACTCGGCTGGCTTATCCCAACATTGGGTCAAATCAAAATTTAAGCCATCCCGTTGATATTCAGTAATTAAAACCTCGAGTGCAAATATCTTGTACTCATGAGCGCACACCTCATCTTGCGCGCTACCGCCAGCCTTCAGATGTCGCTTCATGCGCTGCTTAGTCCAGTGCAACGCGGCCGGTTCATAGGCATGGTTAGCGGCTAACTGGACTAATTGATTGCCCCAATTCATTTAGCTTCCTCCTGACTGTTCATGAGCGCTAGAAAATCCTCGTCACTCATATCGTCCTGCTGGTTATCGCTTGAGTTTGGCTTAGAATCCGCCTGAGAAGCACCGTTTTGCATCCACTTTGGCGTAACTTCTTTACGGCGTGGCTTTGAATAGCCACTAGATTTTCTTTCGCTCTTCATGCGGTCGTCATGATTAGCAGCGGCCTTTTTAGCCTGCTCTAACGTCGTAATATTTCGTTTCTTCCAGCCCGCAACAATTGCACGAACGTATTTCAAAGCTCCTCGCGACTGCACATCGTGTTCACCAGCAATTTGAATGGCGTAAGCCACCAATTCAGGTTTAAGCACCGCAAGCCATTCATCAATTTCAGGACGAGCAACCCCGTTCGGAAATCCCCACAGGTTGGTCCAGTCGTTAATGACCTGCTCGCGTGTGACACCCGCGTCATCATCATAAGAGTCAGTATCAGTCAAGTCATGGTCAGTACTAGTAAGTTCTTTATGTTCTACTGGTTGACCTCCACCTTGCCCAACCGGTTGACCTACTTCATCTAAACCAGTTGGCTTACTTTTATGACTTGTAGTTGGGTTACTGGTTGGGTAACCAGCTGACCTACTATATAAATTAATAATGCGATATTCAGGTGGTTTAACATTTTTCTTGCCTCTAGCATATTTAATTAGTCCTAGTTGCACTAATGAGTTGCGTGCTTTATCGAGGCCGGGTTCGGATAGTCCTGTCAGACTGAGCAATGCCGAATTTTTCATGCGAAACTGAACGTCCAACTTGCCTTCATCGTTCGCATAGTCTAGTAACTCGCGATACAGATTATTTTGGCCGTTAGAGACACTCGCTTCATACATCTTAAAATTACGGTAGGCTCGTCGTTGTTTGAAGTAATCCAAATTCGTCCCTCCTTTACTAATGGGCCTTTCACCCATTCGGTGGATTCAGTCACTGCTGCATTCAAGCCAATTCGAATGTTTATTTCTTATCAAATGCCGCTAGCAACCCTTGTAGCTGGCTCTTAGCATCCTCTGCTTGTGCTACTGTTAGATTCTTCCAATCGTCGTCACTGCCTTTCCAGTCAGGAACGATCTGCTGCAATACTTCGTTGGCCGTTGACATCGGACTGCCTGACTGTGTCTTAGTGGCCAAGTCTCCAGCTAGGTTTGCAATATCACGAGTTTGTTGTGACGTCGCGATCATTTCGCCCGTGTCCTCCGACGCCGGTTGAGCATCTTCTTTAGGTGCTTGGTCTACTGCTGGCTTACCCTTAAGTAAGAGTTCAGCAGCTGTCTTAAATTCGGCCTTCTTGGCGTTTTCAGCGAGCCATTCGATATAGCTTCGATTTTCGTTCATAACTTCGCCCATGGTCTTGCCCTTATTTTTACCGAAGTTCAGTTTCAAATTGAAGGCTTCATCGTACGTCATGGTTTCGGTATTCTCACGCTGGTTGAATTGCTGCATGTCTTCGACATCTTGCGTAAAGACATTTGATAAACTAGCGATGGTCAGTGTGGCATCAACTTGAGCTCGCTTTTTTGCCATCTTCAATACCGTGTTTTTCATTGAAAAGCCATCACGAGAAACGTACTTACTCTCTTTTGTATTTGCCGACCCTAATCCCTCAGTTAACTGCATACCGCTCTTGTATAGCACGCACTTGACGGTGTAGTCGAAATAACCCGACTCGTAGTCCTCAACTTTATCGATAACGTTGTATTCGCTGGTCACGCCCATCAACATTTGAATTTTTTCGGCACCCGGTTTAAGGAGCGTCGGCTTCTGTGTACCAGGTACGACCCCAAAATCTTGACCATCTTTTAGTTGATGTTGAACCATAGTTTGGAAATTAGAGATAGCCTGTAGTTCGCTAGCCATCTTGTTTTGATCAGTACCCATGATTAGGGATAGACTGTTCGTTTGATTTTCTGCTTTCGCGATTGCTTCACTCATATTGGTTCCTCCTAGTATTTAAACGTGACCTTCTCAGTTGCCGGTTTTTCAGTAATACCAGCGATAATCTCGCCATCTTCCATGACAAACTTGTCACCAACCATGCGACCAGCTTTTTTTAAATCGACTTTATCAATAGATTCCTTGACCTTGATATATTGGCTCATGCCCTGATTACGAAGTGAGTTTAAAACCATCTTTTCGTCATACGCCAACCCAGCCGGGTTCTTACGAGTTGATACACGGCCATTAGGGGTATCGATTTTGAATTTCTTATCGACTAACCGTTGATCACGTAAATAGTCGGTCAGTAGCCCTTCGAAGTACTCGCGGTTGGCTTGGTTCTTATCAAGCTCCCGGTCGCGCCATGCAATTGCCTGGTCAATATTGTTCTTCGCAACTTGGCCAATTTCATCATCATGCGCTTGGATAGCCTTGAGCTTCTTTAACGCCCAGTCAGCTTTATCCAATGAGTCAATTTTGAAGCCTTCGTTTTCACGTTCTGTCACCGTTCTAAGTTCTTCTTTTAACATTGCATCCATGATTGAAATCCTCCTATTTAATATCCAGCAATGACGCCACTTTCGATTAAGTCTTCCTCGGTAGGCACATCATCACACCAACCTTCTGCAGCTTCTTCTTGGTTAATTAACCAACTATCGTAGCCGTTCATTTCGTCCACCTCCGTATTAACGTGACCAACCATTGTCTTAGTGACTGTTTCGGAGTACAATAAAAATCGAAAAATAAAATTTTGTTATGCTCTTGAAGTTTAGCTGCACGGGTACTCCCAATACTCGAGCAGCTTTTTTCGTACTCAAATTTAGGCTTTAGCGATACTTTGCATACTTCCAATTCGTTCTACCTCCTTAAACGTGTTAAAAAGACTATCTAACTCCTGAATCGTGAGCTGATACGTTGGGGTGCCCTAAAGAGCCTTTTGGACCCGGATCATCGCACCCCACATATCGCATTCTGAAGGCTTCCGTGTTACTTGCGATAACATGGAGGTCTTTTTCTATTGCCCATAATACGTGTACTAGTTGCTTTAGTGTTTTTGTCATATCTCATCATCTCCTTAAATTCCAAACCAGCTAGCAACCTCATGACGCTTGAACCACAATGCAGTTAACGCGCATCCTACTAATGCTCCTTCAATCATTGCTATTTCCTCCTTACGCTCGTATTTGGTTGTCAGACATCCAATTCTCTAAAGCTTTTTGTGAAAATGAATCTTTTGTCCCCTTTTTGAAATGTGGAAATCCAGGCTGATAGTAATAAAAATCTTTTAATGTATCTACACTGCATCCGAGCATACTAGCGGCTTGCTGTTGGTTTAATCCCTGATCCGGTGTGTAATACTTCTTCACCAGCACTTCCAGTTGTGGCATGATTCTATCAGCTACAGCAACGGCTACAGCATCAATAAACTCAGTATCGTCATTTTGCGTTGAGATCATCATCTCTATCACTCCTTCCTATGTTTAACGACTCCATCTTTGAACCATTTCTTCATTCGCTGTTTAAGCTGGTCCTGCATCGATAAATCAAAACCACGACATACATATGCGATTAGGTTTAGCAAGTAAAGCACTGCATCGAAACACTCAGCGACTAGCTTCTTAGGATCATCAAAATCATTTGGCTTCAAATCCTCTTTAGGTATCGTTAGTTCATCAAGTGAATCCTGAATTGCCGCCAGAGCTTGGCTTAACTCCGGCATGGTTTTAACAGCCATCGCCAGCGGTTCCTTCATGATTCGGTCACCGTCAATCACCGGTGTTGTTACTCCCACGAATCTGTGTGCCAATTCGATTGCAAAGAACTGATTTTGGTTGGGCAATGCTGCTAAGAATGCAGGAACTGATTCGATCTGAATCCGTGCTTGATCATGTCTTTGTTTGTAAATTAATGTTACCGAGTAGCCTACCTTGCCACTCAAGTTGATGGGCGTTACGCTGTTTTGATTAATGGCATCAGTAAGCATACTGCCTGCATATACTGAACTAGATTGTGTTGGCATTTTCTCACCACCTTTCAGTTTCATGAGTTTAACCTGAATCAAAAACGCCGAATAATATAATTAAGAATTAATCATCTCGTAAAATTCGTTCCGGTCCCCGTCGTGAATCATAGCTATCAGCTCTTGAAGCTCGTCTTCCGACATCCAAAATGTCTTAGCATTAATCAGACTCGGCGACACTGCTGGGAGCAGTTCGATGATTGAATCGACAAGTTCACGTTTGTGATTTTTAATTGCTTGCATGTTGTTGCCTCCGTTCCTTGAAAAATTAATAGTTTTATTCACTCCTTATGCGATAATTGAGCATAAGGAGGTGATATTTATGGCTGATCAACATGTCGTCCCTGATGGAAAGGGCGGTTGGAATGTTAAAGGTGCTGGTAATTCACGAGCTACTGCCAACTTCAACAATAAAAGTGAAGCGGAAAAAGTGGCCCGTCGTATTTCTAACAACCAACATTCTGAATTAGTTATTCATAACCGTGATGGTAAAATCTCTCGTAAAGATAGTCATGGTCATGATCCACATCCCCCTAAGGGTTAATCCTTATGTGGGTATGCTTTAACTAAATATCCGGTAGCAGGGGTTGCATCGTCAGTGTTGATCTCTGCTACTTTTTTACCTTCTGTCGTAGTAACCACAATTCGATCCCAAAATTTGCTATTTAACATGGTTCCATCAAAATCTGGATCGCTTGCTGGATGAATAATTACAACTGGTGTTTCTTCTTTCTCACTCATTTTGCCGCCTCCTTTGAGCTTGTGTCACTTTTTGCAACTTTAGAAAACAAAAAAAGTGAATCAATTGGTCTCTCAACCCCATCTGATATTTTCTTAGCGACTTTCGGAGATGGTTTCCTTCCATTTAATATTTGAGATAAATATCCATAAGAAATACCGTTCTTACGGGAAAACGACCGTACTGTCTCACCTTTCAGGCTAATTAGTTCTCTGATTTCATCAGAGTTTTTTACAGGAAGGACTACTGCCATGTCCTCGCCTCCTTTCTTGATTACATAAATTATTATAATCTTTTGTTTCACTTTTTGCAACCACTTATTACGATAATATTTCACTTTTTGCACTCTATTGTTTCACTTTTTGCTATAATCCAGTCATAGAAGGGAGTTTGACGCCATGAGTTCAACGGAAAATTTACGTAACGAAGTGTTAAACTTCGGTCCAAAAATCAAAGAAATAAGAAATAAAAAACGATTTACAGTTAGACAAGCTGCGCTACAAGCAGGAATATCTCCATCATTTTGGTCACAGGTAGAAAATAAAAAACGCGAGATTCCCAAACCAAAAACTCTTCAAAAAATGGCAACAGGTCTACGAATTACTGATGATGAGATTTTTAAACTAGCTGGTATTACCAAAAATCAGAATAGCTTGCCTACAAAAGAATCCCATTACTATGATCTAACGGAAAAAGATGAAAAAAGCATCGATAAGGAACTTGAAGATATGATGAACGGGCTCGACTCTAAACATTCACTATCATTTTTCCAAAATGGACAAGAGCTATCTGATCAGGACAAAGAACTACTCAAAGCGTCCATGCGTCAAACATTAGAATTATCCAAACAATTAGCAAAAAGGAAGTTCACTCCCAAAAAGTATCGTAATGGAGAGGAATGATAGGAGCTGGTTATATGGAACGGTGGATTGAAGAAGATATTGACCACTTAACCAACAAGTTTGGGATTCAAAATGCTTTTGACCTGGCACACGACTTAGGAATCAACGTTCAGTTCAATAACCTTGGTAGCAATATTTACGGCTACAATAATAACTCGCATCGAATCCCAATGATTGTCATTAACAATACAATTGATGAGCGGACACAAGATGGTGTTTGCTATCATGAAATTTTTCATATACGACATCACAAAGGATTTAATACGCAGTTTTTTGCGGTAAATACGACAAGCTTTCTATCCGATGACAACGAAACAGAGGCTAATAAATTTATGCTGGCCATGTTGAAAGAGGAATATGGTTGGAGCAAACAAGAAGATGTTTTAGACTTCTTAGATTTCTTCAAGCTACCGCATGAGCTGGCTTCGCTGATCTAAAAGCGCTGACCAGATAGGAAGTCATTAAAAGCTAGGGGGTTGGAATTTAATAATCATGGGGATTTCTATTTGGGGAAATATTAATCTGGAGGAGTTTCAATTGAAAAAAATTTTAACACTAAATATTGCGGTACTAACTGTCCTAACTTTAACTGCTTGCGGAAGTAACCGTAATAACACTTCCAATAACCAGCCAAGCAGTTCCGCTATTACAAAGAAAAATATGAGCGATGAACAAGCCAAATTGGAATATACAAAATCTGCAGAACAATTGGCCCCTGTATTTCAATCTATTACAGATAGTAATTTAACATTAAATGATAATGTTAGATTAACTGCTAGAAATGCTGATAAGCAGATTACAATCTACAATAATAAATTAGTTAAATATAAACAAAATGCCAATTATAAAGTTATCAAAGATTTCAATGATTCAATAGCTACCTACTTAGGTGACATAGAAGGAAAAACTATTTCGAGTTCGTACAACACAGACATCAAAAAAGTCAGCAATACTAATAAAGCTGCTTATTCTAAACTTGGGATATCCTACAACAAAAAATTGTCTGAGGCTGGGAATGCAATGAACGCTAAAATATCACAATTACCCGGCGTTTCTGGCAAAACAATTCGAACTACCAATTATACAATAACAATTACTTCGACAGAAACCACACCACATTTTGAGGGTGGAACCGACTTGATTGTCTACTATACATTCAAAAATACTTCTAAGAATAAAAATATTGAACCAACTGAATCACTTATCGAGGGTGCTCATTTTACTCAAGAAAGTAAAACGTCAATCAATGACTTGGACCTCGGTAATCCTTCAAAGGACTCTGATGAATGGAGCTCGCTTGAAGAAGCTGCGTCACAAAAAGTTAAACCAGGTGCCGAAGTAAAGTGTATGGGGAGCTATGAATTGGACAATAATGAATATCCTGTCAAAATCCAAGCTACTGATCCAGATAACAATGATGCCAAACTGGGTACAATAACTTTAGATCTGCCAAATAACTAACACTTCTCGGTCGCTACCGAATGGAACGCGGATAATCTGAATGCTAAGTATGATAAGTAATCCGAGTGACCAGATAGGAAGTCATTAAAAGCTAGGGGGTTAGAATTTAATCATCATGGGGATTTCTGTTTGGGGAAATATTAATTTGGAGGATTTTATCAAATGGAAAAAAGTGAATTTGAAAGCAAAATAAATAGTTTATCAAAGAAAGTCGACAGCATGAGTGAAATGTTGAAAACTGAAGAAGCCACCAAAAATGCGCTAGTAATGCCATTCTTTGCCGCTCTAAATTACAATGTCTTTGATCCTACTGAATTCGTTCCTGAATACACAGCAGATTTTGGTAGTAAAAAGGGTGAGCGTGTCGATTACGCCGTTGTGATAAATGGTGAAGTTCAAATATTGGTTGAGACTAAAGAATTAAAAGACGGTTTGAATAAAAAGGACTCTCAGCTTTTTAGATACTTCACTGCAACTAAGGCAAAATTCGGTATTCTTACTAATGGTGATACATACAAATTCTATACCGATTTGGAAGAGCCAAACGTTATGGACAAGACCCCTTTCCTTACCGTAAAGCTATCTAACATAAAAGATACCCAGATTACTGAATTATTTAAGTTTACGAAAGATAATTTCGACGTCGATAACATCACAGATTCAGCATCTGATCTAAAATACGTTGGTTTGACTAAGGAGTATCTTGAAAAGCAAATGAATAAACCAACTGACGATTTTATTCGACTCATTCTGGCCGACATTTATGATGGTATGAAAACTCAGCAGGTTGTTGACCAATTCAGGCCTGTAATTAGTAAAGGATTCACTCAAATTATTTCAGAACAGGTTAACAGCAAGCTAAGTAACGCGTTGAACCAAACTGTTAAAGATGACGCTACTTCTACTGAAACACTTAAAGATGCGGCTGATCCTAAAGATGAAATAGTCACTACACCAGAAGAATTAGAATCTTTTGCCGTAGCCAAGGTTATCCTAAGAGACACGATTGAACAAGCTAGAATAGTTTACAGAGATAATCGAAGCTATTTTAACGTACTAATAGATGACAGTAACCGTAAATGGGTTTTCAGAATCTATTTCCACACAAATCGTAATTTCATTATTTTGCATGATGATGAAAATACAGAATTAGATTTTGAGTCTCCCGTTGATATCATGAATTACTCCGATCAAATCAAAAAAGTAGCTGAACAATTTAAATAATCAGATCTTGTGAGCCCTATTCAGGGCTTTCACGCGAGCGTAGTTCAACGGTAGAACAGTACCCCTATGAATTGCTAACTAGATACTTTCAGATGTAGGTTCGACTCCTGCCGCTCGCATTTAAAACTTAATTGGACCTTTAGCTCAGTTGGTTAGAGCAGACGGCTCATAACCGTCCGGTCGTTGGTTCGAGTCCAACAAGGTCCATTTCACGCGAGTGTAGTTTAGTGGTAAAACGACAGCCTTCCAAGCTGTAGTCGCGGGTCCGATTCCCGTCACTCGCTTAGTACCCCTTTATTGGGGTATATATTTTCAGTTCACAAGAACATATGTTCAAATAATTCTAATTGGAGGACTGATGAGTATGCCACGACAATGGAAACCTTTAAAACGTCACCCTGGAATCTACGAATATGAAACAAAACGAGGGAAAAAATACGGAATTCGCCGCTCTTATACCGATATTAATCATAAATACCGCACTTGGAGCAAATCTGGTTTTATAACTTGGCGAGATGCTGATATTGAATTAAAAAAATTCGAAGTAATGCTTGGAACTGGGCAAATCACCGCATCAATTTCAGACACAATTACGCTTCAAGCTTACTTTGATAAAGTTCTAAAGCGAAATATCGACCTGAAACTTTGGCGACCAGCTACCATTACTCAGAAAAAAAACTACTGGAACAATCAATTAAAGCCTGTTTTCGGTAATCAGAAAATCAATGAAATCACTAGGCAAAGTTACCAAAATTTTATCGATCAAATGATCAAAGATGGTTATGCCAAGAACACTATTATTACAACCAATTCTGTAATGCAAATATTGATGAATGATGCTGCCCGGAATGATGTGATTGTGAAAAACAAGTTGAGTGGTATCTCAATTGATGGTGGTAAATCACCGTCATCAAAAACAATCACTGAAAAACAGTATAACCAACTCATGGCCGTAGCACCTAGTGTCTTGTCAAAGTACCAATACTGCATGTTAGCCTTGCTAACGCTTGGGGAACGACGTGAAGAGCTTATGGGACTGCAATTCAGTTCTTTTAAGTTCTCACAATGGAATGACGAAGAAGTTTGCGCAATACAATTTAAGAAGGGGCGTACTAATGCAGAACCAGACGGCGGTGACTTAAAGAATAACTCAAGCTACCGCACAATATATGTACGTGGTGAAATACTCAATATTTGTCATTACGCCATCACCTATAGTCAAAATATTTACTCAAAGACACATAGAAACATTAATGATGAAAGTTTTTTATTTGTAAATGAAAAGACAGGTATGCCAATGGGAGTACAGCAAGCAAATAAGGTTTTGAATAAAGTGGGTGAAGCAGCTGGAATTCATATTACCCCTCACATATTCCGGCATTATTTTGCTACCATGGCACTCACCAATGGACAAGTTGCAACTGATGTCATGCACTGGTTAGGCCACTCATCTTTGCAAATGACTCAAAGTTACACTCGGGAAAATGTTCGTGGTGCACTTAATGTCTTTAATGGCATGGCTCCTACTCTACTAGGAGATTCAGACGATGAACACCAAAGTTTGTGA